ACCCGGTATGGGTAATGGTGGTATGCCACCGGGACAAATGCCGGGACGTATGCCAGCATTCGGACGTGTTCCTATGGCTGGTGCGCCACCAATGGGACATCCTGCGCCTCCACCTATGATGGGTGGTGGTATGGTGCGTCCGCCTTCCATGATGCAACCCCCACCTCCTATGGCTCCGGGTGGTGGTGGAGTAATGCCTCAGCCGGGATTTAATATCCACTCTCCGATGATGGGTGGAAATACTGGTGTAACTGGTGGAATGATGGGTCGTCCCATGCCAGCACCGAATATGCCACCTCAGGGTGGTGGACTCTGGAATGCTTATAACAATCTTGCTAATCAGCAGAGTGGTCCCCCGCGCCCACCAATGGGTTACTAGTGGCTACACTACCTTCTGACGAAATCCAGCGTCTCCTTAAAGAAGTAGTAGACCACTTCGATAAGGAAGATGTTTCTGTCCGTGAGCGACAAATTCGCACATGGCGCAGACTGAAGCTATTTTGGGAGGGTTTCCAGAAGGCTTGGTATTCCGAAGTTGCGCATGATTGGCGTATCTGGGACCAAGATGAACAAGGTGACGATACTGAGCAGTCCTACTATGACAAGCCTATTAACATTTTTAGGGCTTACTTGGAGTCAATTATTGCTGCACTTAGCATTACTATTCCTCCTATTAAGTGCTTTCCTGATGATGCGGATAACTCCCTCGATATCTCAACAGCGAAAGCGGGGGATAAGATTGCCCAACTGGTATATCGCCACAATGATGTTCCTCTTTTGTGGCTTCATGCTTTGTTTATTTACTGCACTGAGGGTATGGTAGCTTGCTATGGTTATCCGAAAGAGGATGAATCATACGGCACATACGACAAGAAAGAATATACTGAAGATACTGAGGACCAGCAAGTAACCACTTGTCCTAATTGTGGTTATGAGTTAGATGCTCAGCAAATGACGCCAGAACTTATGGCGATTCAAGAGAAGGCTGACCAAGCCTATGATGAGTTCATGCCTGAAGATGTTGAGGTTCAGGATGTTCTTCAGAATAGTGGTGGTGATGCAGATGATTTGTGTCCTGCTTGCTTGCAACTAATTCAGCCCCAACTCTCACAGAAGTCACTGATTGTAACTAGACTTGTTGGAGTAACTAAGGAACCGAAAACTAGAATCTGCCTTGAAGCATATGGTGGACTCTATGTTAAGGTTGCGAATTACGCGAGGAAGCAGTGCGATACACCCTATCTCATTTACGCGTATGAGACTCACTATGCGTTGGCTATCGAAAGATATGACCATCTGCATGGTAAGAAGTGGGAAGAAACTGCAAATAAGTATCGTGCAGCAGTAGGACCAAAAGACCCTTACGAACAGTGGGGCAGACTTTCACCGCAGTATCAAGGTGCATACCCGGTCAACACGGTTACCATTAGGAACAATTGGCTTCGTCCATCTGCCTTTAATGTTCTCGCGAACAAGGAAGATATCGACAAGCTGAAAGGTTTATTTCCTAATGGGGCCAAGGTGGTTTTGGTCAATGATGAGTTTGCTGAGGCGTGTAATGAGTCCCTTGATGATTGCTGGACTCTTACTCATAATCCTCTTAGCGACTATATTCATTACGACCCCCTTGGCTTACTTCTCGTTAGCGTGCAGGAAATTACGAACGACCTTATCTCACTAATCCTGCAAACTATTGAGCATGGTATCGGTCAGACATTTGCTGACCCCGGAGTTCTGAATTTTAATGCGTATCGTCAGATGGAATCAGTGCCGGGAGCTATTTATGAAGCTACCCCGAAAACTGGTAAGTCTATCGGTGACGCATTCTACGAAGTGAAAACTGCACAACTCTCATCTGAGGTTATGCCGTTTGCGAACAATATTCAATCCCTCGCGCAACTTGTATCGGGCGCACTTCCGTCACTATTCGGTGGCGCGATGCAAGGTCAGGGAGAGACAGCTTCACAGTATTCAATGTCTCGCGCACAGGCGCTTCAGAGATTGCAGAATACTTGGAAGATGTTCACCATGTGGTGGAAGCAAATCTTCGGTAAAGTAATTCCGATGTATATCGAAGAAGTGCAGGAAGATGAGAAAGACGTTCAGCGTCAGAAGGATGGTTCCTTCATTAACGTCTTTATTCGTAAGGCTGAACTGGAAGGAAAGATTGGTAGAGTAGAATTGGAAGCTAACGAAAATCTTCCAATGACTTGGAGCCAGCAGAAGGATGTGTTGATGCAGCTTCTACAGGCTGCTAATCCACAGATTCTGGAAGTGCTCGCTGCGCCTGAAAACCTTCCTATCATTCGTGAACATATTGGTCTAACTGACTTCTACGTTCCGGGTGAGGATGATGTTATTAAGGCTAATGATGATATTAAGCTGCTTCTTAATTCTGCTCCTATTCCTACTGGTGACCCTATGAATCCAGAGGCACCAGCAGTGGAGCCAGACCCTGTTTACGATAACCCCAAGATTGCATTTGAGGTTGTCAGGAAGTGGGTTATTAGCGAAGCAGGTAGACAGGCTAAGAACGATAATCCTGAGGGTTATCGAAACGTATTGCTCTATGGTGGTGCTTATCGTCAACTATTGATGATGAGTGCTATGAATGAGCAAGGCTCGGAACAGGCGCAAGGTGCTGCTCCTAATGCGAAGCCCAATCCTAAAGACCAAGAAGCACCCATAACTGGAGAAGAAAATGTTCAGACTCAGTAATTCACTAGTCCCTACACTCGCACCCGAATCTGAAGGTGGGGGTGGCGCTGCTACTATTGGTGGCAGTGGTGATACATCAAAAGAGGACATGATTGAATTCATGGCCGAAGATGATGACACCGAAAAGGAGACTATTCCTCTCGATGACAAAAAGGGCAAAAAGGAAGAAAAGAAGGAAGATTCTTCCGATGAAGATGAAGTGCCTGAAACATCGGAGGATGACGACGACGAACCTGAAGATGACGAACTCAAAGAAATCGAAGATGAACTAGAGGAGCCGTCAGAAGAACAACTTGAACTTGTAACTCCGGTAAGGAGAAGGGATATTCTCAAGAAGTATCCCAACTTGTTCAAGGAATTTCCTTACTTGGAGAAGGCATACTATCGGGAGCAGCAATTCACTGAGTTGCTTCCAACTATTGCTGATGCTAAAGTGGCTGTCGAAAAGTCACAGACTCTTGATAGATTTGAACAGGACGTAATGAATGGTAATACTGAAAATGTCCTGAAGGCTGTTCGTGAAACCAACATCAATGGTTTCATGAAAATTGTTGATGATTATCTTCCTACTCTCGCACGCGTGGATGACAAGGCATACTTCCACGTAATTGGAAATGTTACGAAGCACACCATCATGGCGATGGTTAAGGAAGCTCGTAACACCAAGAATGAACAGCTTCAGAATGCTGCACATCTTCTGAATCAGTTTGTTTTTGGAACATCAGATTTTCAACCCCCAACTCAGTTGGCAAAGGGTGAAAGACCGGATGATTCACGCGAGAAACAACTTACTGAACGTGAACGTGGTTTCGTAAGACAGCAATTTGAAACTACGCGCGGGGAGTTGAATACTCGCGTTAACAACACACTACGTAACACGATTGATGCAAACATTGACCCAAAATCGTCAATGACGGATTACGTTAGAAAGAATGCGTCTCGTGATGCGTTGGATACTTTGGAAACTATTATCAATCAGGATGGACGTTTCAAGATTCTGGTTGATAAACTGTGGGAAAAGGCTTTTCAGGAGAATTTCTCCAAAGCCTCTACTGATAGGATTCGTTCGGCCTATGTCAGCAAGGCAAAAACCCTATTGCCTAGGGTCATCTCAAAGGCACGTAATGAAGCCTTGCGTGGTATGGGTAAGAGAGTGAAAGACGAAGAAGATACGACTCCGAGAAGGGGTCCAGTTCCAGCGGGACGGCCACGTTCCCAAGATAGACCAACTGGCAAAATTAGAGATGCGAAGGATATTCCGAAAGGAATGTCATCGCTAGATTTCCTCAACTCTGACTAGCTAATTCTGGCTAGTTAAGGAGAGTAACAGTGGCTGTTGTTGAATCTCAGGTAGCGGCGCTTGAACTTGAGCGCGTTATCCCGAAGATTCGCACACTGTTTGAGCGGGATGACAAGTTCTACGCCAACATCAAGAAGCGTGACGTAGAGAAAATCTCGAACAGACAGATGCGTGTTCCTCTGGAACTGCGCCCCGGTGGAAGCTTTCAGTATTTCAATGCTGATGGCGGAGACTTGGGACGCGGTGGCGGTCCTACTTTCGACAAGGCAGTTCTCACCAGTGTATTCGTAAGCGAGAACATCGAATACACGAAGCTCACTCAGTGGTCAACTGATGATGAGCGTAAGGCTATCACCAACGGGGTGCGTAGACTTACTGCGACTGCACTTGACGAGTTGCGTAGGCAGCTTGACGCACAAATGATGCAGGATGGCACTGGTGTTATCGGTGTCATTACGACTCCTACTACTTCAGGTGGAACAGACACGTATGTTTGTTCAACTGATGGTTTCGGCGTCCGTCTGATGCGTTTCGGTCAGACTATTCAGGTTTACGACACGACTCTTGCAACGCTGAAGGGTAGTGGCGTAATCACGAAGTGGGACGTTGAGAACAAGACAATCGACGTATTCCCTGCCATTGCTGGTGTTATTGGCACGGATAAGATTGTCACTAACGGTATTTCTGCGCCTACGTCCTTGCCCGCGCTGTATGGTGTGCCGTATCACCACAGCAACGCGTCAGCAGGAACATGGCTCGGATTTAGCCGTGCTGCTACCCCTGAAATTCGTGCAAACCGTGTGAATGCTGCGTCTGCTGGTTTGGCGCTTCCATTCCCACGTCTTGCCATGAACAAGGTGGGTAACCGTGTCGGAATCGACAATACATTCAAGCCACGCGCTTGGATGCACCCTTGTCAGGTTCAGGCATACGAGGAAATCGGACAGCTTGTTATCCTCATCTCAAAACAGGCCAAGTCTGAAAACCTCGACATGTATTTCGGAAATGGTGATGGCGGCGGTATGCAGATGGCTGGTGCATCTGTTACTGGCTCCTTCAACTGGGACAAAACTCGTATTGACTTTGTCGTTGACGAAGTGTGGGGACGCGGCGAAATTCTTCCCATCGGATTCTACACCACCGATGGTCGTAAGATTTTCGAAATCCGTGGCCCTTCGGGTGGTGTCGTAACTGCTGACATCTTCTATATGGTGTGCGGTATGCAGACGTTTGTTTCAAACCCTGCTGCCTGTGCCTATATTGATGCGTTGGCTGTTCCGACTGGCTACTAATAGGTAATTAGGAGGACAGTAACATGCCATCTAATGACCTCAACTTCCAGAACCTTTCTTCGGTTCAGGGAGCACAGCAGCCAAAGCCCAACACTATTGCATCAGCAACTGTTGTAGCACCTCAGTCGTTCATTTCGTTCATCAGTGGGACCGCTGCAATTGCAACGATTACCCCACCTGCTGACGGACAGCACGAACTGGTGTTCATTTTCACCACGACTACTCCCACGGCGTTCACTACGTCTGGTAACATCAAGACCGTAGCTACGCCTTCCACAAGTGTTCCTGTGCTGCTGTTCTACGACCCCAGCACGGCGAAATACTACGTGAAATAGGAGTTGCGATGCCGAGTGTAGCGAG